AGTCCCGCCGCACAGGTCGACGTTTTTACGAGATCAAAGCCGAAAGACTAAAACTCAATTTTCAAAATGATTATCCATTGCAAACATACAAAGACGGTTCCGCTTGATGAGTTGGTGCCAAACCCCAAAAACCCGAACACCCACAGCAAGGAACAAATAAAGCGCTTGTCTGCTGTGCTGCAATGGCAGGGGTGGCGCTCGCCCATCGTGGTTAGTAATTCAAGCGGCTTTATCGTTAAGGGACACGGACGCTTGGCGGCCGCAAGGAAAGCTGGCTTTGAATGTGCGCCGGTTGATTTTCAGGATTACGAAAGCGAAGCGCAGGAATGGGCAGACTTGATTGCCGATAACCGTCTGGCTGAATTGGCCGAATGGGACGAAGCCGGCTTGAATGAACTACTGCAAAAGCTAAATCAAACAGACATTGACGTGGAACTTTCAGGCTTCACGGAAAGCGAGCTTGATGACCTGCTTGGGGAATTGGGTGAAACTGAAACAACAGAAGACAATTTTGACGAAGAACCACCAACCATTCCGCAAACCAAGCTTGGTGACCTGTACGAGTTGAACAATCACCGAATTCAATGCGGTGACAGTACCGACCTGAAGGTGGTTGAAAAAACCCTTGCCGGCCAAAGTCCTGACCTGATGGTGACCGATCCACCTTATGGTGTGGAGTATGACGCAGACTGGCGCAATAGGGTAAAAAGACCCGATGGCACGCCCTATGGGGCAAGCGCTGTGGGTGCTGTTGAAAACGATGACCTGTGCGACTGGACACCGGCGTGGAAACTTTTTGAAGGGAGTGTGGCTTATGTATGGCACGCTGGCAAATTTGCGCCCATTGTTTTTCAGTCATTGGAAGCCACTGAACTTTTAATAAGATCACAGATCATTTGGGCAAAGGATCGGTTTGCAATTTCGCGTGGTCACTACCATTGGCAACACGAGCCTTGTTGGTTTGCTGTCAAAAAAGGACGAACCGCAAACTGGGCAGGTGGTAGAAAACAGACAACCCTGTGGCAAATCGGCCACCAAAAGTCTGAAACCGGCCATAGCACGCAAAAGCCAATCGAGGCAATGGCTCGCCCGATACGAAACCACAAGGGCGATGTGTATGATCCGTTTCTAGGGTCAGGCACCACCTTGATTGCGGCAGAACAATTGAACCGCACTTGCTATGGGCAAGAACTTTCACCCGAATATTGCGATTTGATAGTCAGGCGCTGGGCGCAATACATGCAAGGCGAAGGGAAGAAGTATTCTGTAAAGGTAAACGGAAAAGACATCACGAAAGCTTCATGGATTTACTGACCACAGACCAGTTTAAGCAGATAGAAAAGAAGAACCTGGAAAACCTTGTCAAAAAGGCAACGGCAGGAAAGCCGCTAAACGCCAACGAACTCGCCACGCTGGCAGAATATACAGGCGAAACAGATAAATATTTTAAAACCTACAAGGAACTTGCCGGCGCGCTTGGGATAAGGACTGAAACCTTAAGCCGCTGGCGAAAAGAAAAAAAGGCGCCAAAAGGGAAGTCATTAAAACAGTGGCGTGCATTCATCAAAGAACGCGAGGCAATTAACCAAAAGGGAAGCGGAAAGGTGACAATCGGCGGCGCAAGCTTCAGCGCGGCAGACGTTATCGACCTAAAGGCCAAGCTTGTGAAGGAACAGGGCGAAGGCCAAGCGATTCGCAACAAGTTGAACACGCTTGAACTTAAGCAGAAGTCTGAAGGGCTGGTGCCTATGGCTGAAGCGCAGGCCGCAATCAAGGAAGTGCTGGAACCATTAAGCCGGCTTTTAGAGTCACTGCCCAAAGCTGTTGCCGTGCGAGCCAATCCGGCCGACCCACACTTAGCGGAAGAAGCCTGCCGCGATGGGTTGGATCAAGTTTTCAAGCTGATGGAACAGGGCAAGAATGGAACTTAGGGAATACGCTTTTTCTTTTTTCAAATACGTGCCGCGCCTGTCGGTGGTGGACTGGGCAGAAAGCAACCTGCACCTGTCGGCGCGGATTACTGAAACGCCTGGGCCATACACCACAAGGCTGCACCCATACGTGCGCGAAATCTTGCTGGCCTTCAATGACCCAAAGGTGCGCCGCATTAGTTTGTGCTGGGGTAGTCAAACGGCCAAAACTACCACCTTTTACACTGGGCTTGCTTACGTCATCTGCCAGCAGCCCAAACCTATTCTGTGGATTTTGCCCAACGAAAAGAACGCGCGCCAATTCAGCACGGAACGCTGGATGCCGTTCTGCGAGGAATGCGAGGCCATACGCGCCAACCTTCCCATGTCGGCATCCGGCATTGATCGCGACAGGTTCACAATTCTGCGGCAAGAATTCGCACGTTGCACGATGCACTTGGTGGGTGGTGGCTCGCCTGCCAATGTTCGCAGCCTGCCAATCGGCGTGCTTGTGCTGGATGAAATAGACGTGATTGATGAAACCATTCGGCGCGAATCGATGGACAGAATCAAAGGCCGGCATGATTACAAAATATTTCAATCAAGCACGCCGGTAAAAGAACAGGGCGGCATTTGGCAGGAATACCTTGAAGGTGACCGCAGGCGCTATTTCGTGCCATGCCCACACTGTGACGAATCAATCACGCTGGACTGGAAAGACGATGACGGAAATTATCTGATCAAGTTTGATGAGTCGGCCAAGTTGGAAGACCGCAAGTGGGATTTCGGCAAGGTCATGGCAAGCGCCTATTACGAATGCCCCAAGTGCAAGGGCAAGGTGACTGATTCGCACAAGTCTAAGATGCTGCGGAATGGCGAATGGGTGGCGAGTAATCCGCGAGCCGAACCGGGCAGCCGCAGTTACCACCTGAATTCGCTTTACTCGCCCACGCTCACATTCGGCCGCATTATGGTAGAATGGTTGCGAAGTCAGGAAACACTTGGAAGCTTGCAGAACTTTGTGAACGGTTGGCTTGCGGAACCGTGGAAAGACAAGGCGCTGGATGCCGACCCCAAGCTAATTGAAAACCTGCAAGGCGAATATGGCAGGGGTGACATCGTTGGCACGCACCGCATCATGGGTGTGGACGTGCAACGCAGCCATTTGGTTTACGTGGTGATGGGCTTTTCGCCTGACGGTTTAATGCAGATTATCGACCACGGCAACCTGCCTGACTGGGGCGATTTGGATGGCGTGGTGGATGCTTACAAGGTCAGCGCCGTAATTGTTGATTCTGGATTTGGCATGCGAACGCAAGAAACCTATGAAGCCGTTTTCAAGCGGCGCCGCACGTGGTGGGCTGCCAAGGGCTGGGAAAAGTTGCCTGTGCCGCAACGGATTAACCAAGTAGATCCATTTACCGGCACCAACAAGGCAGGCCGCTACAAGATTAGACTGCTGAACATAGACACAACGGTCTGGCAGGGCGAGCTTGGCCAGCGCCGCGCAGGGCGCATTGAAGGCTTTGAAGTTTACAAAGACGTTGACCCAGAATTCGTGCGCCAGTTTTTCGCCAAGTACCAGGTCGAAGAAACCGACAAGCGAGGCCGCAAAAAAGTGATTTGGAAGGTGCGCCGCCACAGGCAAGACCATTACTGGGACTGTTGCACCTATGCCTTGTGCCTGTCCAAGATTATGGGTTTTGGCCAAGTCGGCGCGCAGGACGAACCAGAACCCAAGGAACCGGCGCCGCCACCCAGCAAGCCACCACCGAAATCGTTCTGGGCTTGACCGTTTGCCGTATGGCATGGCGAGGTCATCAGTAGACACGAAAGGTTTTCAGCAGATGATGCGTGATTTGTCTTTCATCAAAGGCAAGGACTTGGCCGAAGTCGTAAAAGAAGAAGCCACGGCCGTGCTGAACAAGGCCACCAAATCCACCAAGGCCGCCAAAGTTGCCAAAATTAAAAACGAAGAACAAAGACTGCACGCATGGTTTCAGTCTGAAGCGAAAGCAGGCAAGCCGGTCAGGGCATCAGTTCAGAAACGTAAACTGGCAGCCGTTAAAAAGCGCCAACAAGAAAAGCTTTTAATGCGAGGCATGGCCAAAGGCACCTATTACCTAATTGGCCGCCAGCTTGGGTTGCAAGTCGAAGCCCCATCCTATGCCGTCAAGGCAGTGGAAAAGGCACGCAGTAAACTTTCCAACGCAGTAAAAGGCACCGTTTCTGGCACTGATAAATACGAAGTGACTATCAAAAACTTTTCAATCGTTGCCATGACCTATGATGCCGGTGGTTACCGCGCTTTTACACGCGCCATGCGTGGCCGAATGTCTTATTTTCAAAGGCGCTTGCAGGACGGTTTTAGAAAGCGAATCAAGAAAGCAGTGAAGACCAAGGCGAAGGTTACTTGACGAAAGGCCATTGTTGATGGCCGCAATTCCACAATCCACGCTTGAAACGATTCGTGATAACCTGCTGACGGCATACACCACCTTAAGCACGAACAACGTTTCCAGCTATTCGATAGGTGACCGCAGCTTCACCTATCAAGACCGTGGCGCCTTGCTGGAAGAAATCATGCGCCTGGACAAGCTGATCGCACGGCGCGACACAACCACAGCCACGGTTGTTGGTTATAACAGGGTGGATTTTTCAACCTTTAGAGTGAACGACCAATGACCTTTTTTCAACGAGCCAAGGCCGCCGGCAAAATACTTTTTGGCAACGCATACGCCGGCATACGAAACACGCGCCGCAGGGCGCACCGTTACACTCGAAACCTTGGCGCAGAGCATAGGGAATTTGACACTGGTGACCGTGAAAAGATGGCCAGCGTGCTGTTGGACTTCAGGCGCAACAACCCAACCATCAAAGCCATAAGCCGCTTGCGCCGCGCAGACGTCGTTGGCGCAGGCATCAGGCCGCAGGCAGTGACCGGTGACGAAGAACTAGACAAGCAACTGGAAGCGCTGTGGGAAGAATACGCGCAGAATCCAGAAGTGACTGGCACCATGACCGTGGTGGAAGTTCAAAAGCAATTGGCCGAAATGCCACTTTGGTATGGTGACGGTGGCTTGATGCTGGCGCGAGGTGGGCAAGTGCAGGTCATCGAAGGCTTGCGGATTGGTGAACCTAGCAACGCATTCAACATATCCACGCCGCAGGAAGAAGGCAGGGCGCAGGGCGTGGAATTTACAAGATCAGGGCGGCCGGTGGCTTATCATATCGGCAACCGTGAAGACGGCAGCCTGAAGAACTTGGTTCGCGTGCCAGTGCGGAATTTCGCTTTTTACCAGAAAGCCATGCGGCCTGGGCAACTGCGTGGGGTCAGCGAATTGGCCAGCATCATCAATCTGGTTCAAGACCTCGATGAATACAAAAACGTTGAAATGTTGGCCGCCAAGATTGCCGCCAGCATGGCCGTGGCCGTGACTCGCGAGGATGCCCACGAATTTGAAATCGCCAACCGTTCGACTGATGAAGGCGAAGACCGTTTGCAAAGCTTTGAACCGGGCAGTTTCAACTACTTGAATCCGGGCGAGGATATTAAAATCATTAGTTCCGGCGGCCGCCCGAACACGCAGGCCATTGCTTACATCGAACACAGCTTGCGCGAAATCGGCAGCGCAATCGGCATACCCTTGGAATTTCTTACCCAAAGCATTGGCGGCAGTAGCTTTTCGGCTAGCCAAGGCGTTGTGCTTCAATACCAGCAAACGGTTGAAGAAGAACAAAGGGCGCTGGAACCAGTGTTAAACAAATGGTGGAAGTGGAAAGTTGTTGAATGGTTGAAAGGCGGCGTTGTTGAAGCGCCTGCAAACAGCAGACCGTTCCGCGTCCGTTGGCGGCCACCTGCTTTTCGGTGGATCAACAAAGCCGCCCAAGTGCAAGCCGATCGGTTTTACGTACAACTGGGCGCCATGTCCTTGGATGACGTCACGGCTCAATTTGGCAAAGACGCTGCGGAAGTCATGGAACGCAAGGCCAAGAACATTGCGCAGGCCAAGGAAATCGCCGCGCAGTATGGTCTTGATGACTGGCGCGAGCTATTCAACGACATGCAGACCACAGGTGGCGTGGACATTTTAGCGCTCCGCAACCAAGGCAAGGATGATGATTCTGCTGAAGTGGCTTAACCTAATCTGGGTGGCAATCAAGGCAGTGCTGATTGCGCCGCTTGTTGTCATTCCGTTCTGGTGGTTGTGCCTGCTAATCACCTTCAATTTGCCCTACATCATAAAAGGGTGGCGCTTGACGAAAACGGCTTAATTAGATGACTGACCGGAAAACCTATCAATTAGCAGCCAAGCCCGATGCCGTAGACGCTGAAGCCGGCTTGATGCGTGACGTAACGATCATTGCTTTTGGCGAGGCTAAAGGCCACGAGGCTTTCATTGATGACAAAAGCCTAGAGCAAGGCGTAAAGCTTTTAATGGGCAAAAGCCTGAAAGCCTACGTGACCCACGATGGCGCGTATGGTGACAGGACACTTGGCGAGGTTGGTTTATTTAGTGGCTTTTACCTTTTGGACGGCAAGATCAAGGCAAGCCAGTTTAAAGCTTTCGACAGTTTTCGCGCCGATGAGCCGGAAAGATATAACCGGCTTTTTGAATTGGCCGCGATGGCGCCGGAAGAATTCGGCATCAGCATTGTATTTACCGGCGAACTGGCGTGGCCTTTGCGTTCAGGTGATGACGCGCCTTTTGAATTTGGCGAAGATCGGCCGGCCGGCGCGGTTCGCGAACTGCCAAGCATTCGCATCAAGGACATCGAAAGCGCTGATTTCGTAGCGCAACCGGCAGCCACACCATCACTTTTCAATCAACTTGACGAATCAACCAATGATAACATGGAAGAAGAAACTTTAGAAACTGAAGAAACCGAACTGGCTGAAGAAACAGAAGAACTTCAAGCCGGCACCTGTTCAGTGTCAGACTACGCTGACCAAGAATCATGCGAAGCCGCAGGCGAAACTTGGACAGAAGAAACCGAAGCCGAAGAAACTGAACCGGTTGAAGAAGTCGAGGAAGTCGAAGAAGTCGAGGAAGTCGAAGACGAAGCGCTTTCAAAACTTGTCGAACACATTGCAATTTTAGAAGCAGAAGTAGCAGACGCTACTGAACGAATCAAAGCGCTTGACCAGCTTTTAGAAGGTCAACCGGCATTGGACGCGCAGACAGAAGAAGTCGAAAGCAAAAGCGTTCGTGACCACTACTTGCAACTTTCGGGCGCCGACAGGCATGCCTTTTGGAAAGCCCACAAAAACGAAATATTGCTGGGCAAGTAGCCCAAACATTTAAAAACTATGGCTAACACAATCGCATCTGGACTGAATAACGCAATCGTTGCGGAATCGGCACTTGAAGCCTTCACCGCAGCCCTTGCGCCTCTCAACGCGTTTAGCGTTTCTTTTAATGACGATGCCGCCCAAAAGGGCAGCACAATTGACGTGCCTTTTGTTGCAACCGCAACTGCGGCAACCGACTTTTCCAGCAGCTACAGCATGCAGGATTCCACGCTGAACACGAAGCAGGTTTCCTTGAACAAGCACAAGTATGCTTCTTGGTTCGTCACCGACACGGAAAGCGCCAACAGCAGCGCCGTGGCCTTGTCTCGATTCGGCGCCCAAAAGGGTTTTCAACTCGCCAAGGCAGTGTTTCAAGACGTGCTTTCAGTTGTCTTGACAACCAACTATGGCGCGGCCGCTCTCACTTCCGCAGCCGGTTCCTTTGACGGTGACGACGTGGCCGACCTGCGAGGCTCTGCCATTGATTCCGACATCCCACCAGAACAAGCCAACCTTGTACTTGATAACGCTTATTTCACGGCATTGCTGAAAGACAGCAACCTGCGCGGCGCAAATATTTACGGTGGCGCCGACGTAATACAGGGCGGCAGTATTCCGCAACTGTTTGGCCTTGGTGGAATTCACGAGTCAAACATCTTGCCGGACAACAGCATTAACCTTGTTGGTTTCCTCGCCAGTCCAAATGCCATTGTGGCCGCCATGCGCTATCTCGCGCCAGTCGGTGGTGGTGATTACCTTAGCGCCAACAGTGTCAGCAATGACAGTGGCATGGTTCTGGGTTATCGCGAGTGGTATGACAATGATGCCGGCCAACTTCGCGCTGTCCTCGAAGCCTCTTACGGTTATGCCGTAGGTGACGGCAACGCCTGCAAAATCATCGTTTCCAGCTAATTGCTAAGTTGCGTTCATTCCTTGAAGCCTCGCTGGTTCCCATCCCAGCGAGGCTTCGCCTTTCCAAGTAATGAGCGTAGGCACTACCCAATTAAGCGCCGATCTGGACTTCATGCTGGGTCACTATTCAACGACCCTGACAGGCGTGGTGCCGACAACGATGGCCACGGCAACCTGGGAGGCCAGCAAGCAATCAATTCGCGATGGTTTCGACGTGGTAGATGCCGGCAGGGAAGTGACACTGGACACACGCTTTCATTTAAACGCCACAGCCACGGCAATCATGCCCCAGCGTGGATGGGTTTTAACGGACGGTGCAACGAGATTCAAAGTAATCGAAAGGGAAACGGACGCAACCGGCGTGCTGTTGACCATCGATTGCGCAAGTAACTACCAACGATGAGCAAGACCATTACAGTACGGCCGGCGCATGGCAGAATAACAGGCGAGGGCTGGGTGGCCGGTGGCGTGCATGACGGCAAGTTGCTGCGCAGCGACAACGGCAAAGCAATTCCATTAAATCAAATCAGCGGCCTCGTTTACGTAGGGCCACCTAAATCAATCAAGATCAATGAGCCGAAAAGGAAAAGGAAGAAGAAAGAAGTCTTCAAGCCAGACGATTTCGACACTGGCGCAATCGAAGAACAAGAAGCCGATTTCAGCGCCTAAGATTGCGCTTTATTTAATCGGTCACGCGCCCGATGCGGTTTACGTGCCGCAATTACTAGCCAGCGCAGATGGCGCTTTTGACGTCTTGGTATACGTCGACACCAGCAAGGACAAGGCGTGCAGGCAGGCAGTTGAAGGCTGGGCAGGCCAGCATGGCGTTGAATTAAAAGCCTACGACTTTGACAATTGGCCAGATGGCTTCCACTACGGCGAGGCTCGAGCGTTTGCAAAAATCCAAGCTGAAAACACAGGCGCCGACTGGTGCTTTTGGCTAGACTTGGACGACGTGCTGCAACCGGGCTGCGTTGATCGGATCAGGGCGCAGGCTGAAGCCAAGGACGTTGATTGTTGGGGCTGGGTTTACGAGGTAAAAGGCACAGGCAAATTCATGCGTGAACGCATGACTCGCCCAACGCACGGCAAATGGCGCCGGCGCATCCATGAACTAATGGATTTTAAAGACGGCACGCGCATGAAGCCCGATAATGAGTGCGTGGTTGTTCACATGCCGCAAGACAGTAAAAGCAACCATGCCCAGCACATAAAGATTTTATGGAATGAAATGCCGAACCTTGGCCCGAACTTGGTTTACTTGGCGAAGGAACACAAGAATTCGGCACGCTATGACGAAGCCGAAGAACTTTACAAACTAGCCCTTGAAGCGATGCGTTCCAAGGTTGTGGACTTTGACAATCGCGTGGAATCCCACAACGCCTTGACCGACTTGGCAAAACTTGCCCACCGCAAGAATGACCTGCCCACCGCGCGGCGCTATTTCTTGGAAGCAATCGAGTGCGACCCACAGCGGCGCGAAGGCTATTTTTATTTAGCTGAAATGGCGTGCGTAGATAAGGACTGGAAAGCAGCCCTTGGTTGGATTCGCGCCGCCAACGCGCAGCCAAAGCCCAACCTGCCGCTGCTGGAAGATCAAGTTTACGACAACTTCAGCATGCGCCTGCATTGGCGCGTCTTGGCAAGGTGCCACGAATTTGAAGAAGCCAACAACGTGTGCCAGCACTTTGCAAAATTTTTGGGAACGGAAGACCCCAGCATTAAAAATGAAATGGAAATCCTAAACATATTGGCAAGCGCATGAAGGCTTATTGCTGGTTGACTGAATCACATGCCGGCTTGCTGGAAGAATTCCTTTTGCCCAGCCTGCCGGAAAGCATGCCCATCAGCGTGGTGGTGGGTGACCAAGATTGCCCTAGTGGCGAGTTTATGAAGGAAGGGTGGCGCGAAAGCATGAAGGCTCGCTGCAAGTGGTGGGCTGAAATCGTGGCCAATGAAAAGGAACCATTCCTTTTGCTTGATGCCGACGTGCAATTTTTCAAAGACCCACGCGAGGACTTGTCGAGCCGCTTGCAAGACTTTGAACTGGTTGGACAGTATGACGTTTATACGCCTATTTGTTGCGGCTTAATGGCAGTGCGTCCGACAAGGGCAACACGCCAGCTATTTATTCACATCTGGCAACAGTTTGAAGGCTTTGCAAATGACCAGATTGCCCTCAATAGCAACCTTGATGGGCTGGACTGGGCAAGCTTGCCGGAAACCTACTGGACAATAGGACAAGCCAACGGTGGGCAGGTTTGGACGCAAGGCCAAGAAGTAAACCCACCGGCCGACTTAATTGCCCACCACGGCAATTTCACCGTAGGGCTGGAAGATAAAGCGGCGCTGATGCGGCAAGTGAAGGGCATGCAATGAAGGGCGAAGCCATTTGCATCGTGGGCAATGCCCCAGACATGAAAGGCAGCGGATTGGGCGCAACCATCGATGCTTTCCCGCGCGTCTTGCGTTTTAACAATTTCCACTTGGAAGGTTATGAGGTGGACGTTGGCACAAAGACCACTGACTGGTGCCTTGCCAATAACGCCAACCAATACCACCGGCCTGAAGTAGGCGCGAAGCTTTGGCGCACGAACCGGCCGCAGTGGTATGACCAATTAGTGCGGATTGAAGGTGACCGGATGGTGCCAATTGAAATCGCAAGGGAAGGCGAGCTTGCCGTTGGCATCGACCCTAGCCGGCAGCATTTAAGCAGCGGCCTCGCCATACTTTATTACTTCTGGAAGGAAGGCGCCGAAATAACCTTTTGCGGATTGGGCGGCACGGTTGGTGATCATTATTACGACAAAACCAATTACCCAGGCAGCACTTGGCATGACATGGTAAAGGAAAGGGCGTGGCTTTCGCGTATGGTAAGGGAAGGGGAACTGGTGGAACTGTGAAGATCGAAGGCCGCGAAATCAGTGAAGATGCCGACCCTTTGTTTATTGCGGAAATCGGCATCAACCACGAAGGCAGTTTAGACCATGCGAAGTGGCTCGCCACGATGGCCGTGACGGCAGGGGCAAGGGTCATCAAGCACCAGACGCACGTGATTGCGGACGAAATGACCGATGCCGCCAAAATGGTCAAACCGGGCAACACGGATGCAAGTATTTGGGAAGTGATGGAACGCTGTGCCTTGGGTGAAGCGGAAGAAAGGAAACTGAAAGCCCACGTGGAAAGCCAGAAAGCCACTTTTATTTCCACGCCATTTAGCAGGGCGGCAGCCGACAGGCTCGAACGAATGAACGTGAGCGCCTACAAAATAGGGTCAGGTGAGTGCAATAACCTGCCGCTGGTTGGCCACGTGGCGGCCTTTGGTAAACCCATGATTGTTTCCACCGGCATGAATGGCATGGAAAGCGTAAGCGAAACCGTGGAAGTGTTGCAGGCCGCAGGGGTGGAATTCGCCTTGCTGCACTGCGTGAACAGTTACCCGCAACCGTATGCAGACACGCGACTGGATTGCATCACGGAAATGCGCGAGGCATTCCCCAGCGTGCCTATTGGCTTAAGTGACCACACGCCGACCATTTGGACGGCACTGGCTGCCGTTGGCCTTGGTGCCTGCATCATTGAAAAACACGTCACCGACAGAACCAGCAGAAAAGGCCCAGACGTACCGTTTAGCCTTACACCTGCGCAAATCTTTGAACTGGTCACGGCCATTCGCGCGGTTAAGCAAGCGCGTGGTGGCGGCAAGGGGATGGTTGCCAGCGAAGAAGTCACTGCAAAGTTTGCTTTTTCTACCGTGGTGACCACCGCATCAGTTAAAAAACATGAGTGTTTAACCGATGAAAATCTATGGGTAAAGCGTCCGGGCATTGGTGATTACCCTGCGGCCGATTATCAAGACTTGCTTGGCGCCTACGCCACACAAGACTTGCCGGCAGGTCATCATCTGATGATGGGGGATATTAAGTGAAACAGGTTTTGTTTATAACCGGCAGCCGCGCCGACTGGGGCAAACTGGTCACGCTTGTGCGCCGTGTCCACAATTGCCCAGACTTCCACGCCAGAGTATTTGTGACAGGAACGCATTTGCAAATTGCCTACGGCCACACGGCAAACGACATAAACGCCGGATTTGAGCAGGTGCGAAAATGTAACTTGGCTTCAAGCCCGGACCTGTCGCTGGCCAAGACGCTGGAAGGATTGGCCAGCATCGACCTGCCTGACTTGGTGGTGGTACATGGTGACCGAATGGAAGCCCTTGCCGGCGCCATTTACGGACTAACCAGAAGCCTGCCGGTTGCCCACGTCGAAGGTGGTGAATTTTCGGGCAGCATGGATGAATCCACGCGCCACGCCGTGACCAAGCTGGCAACTCACCATTTCGTGGCCAACCAAGACGCTGCCGATGCTGTGCAAGCTTTGCAGGAAGACCGCAAACGCATCCACATAATTGGCAGCCCAGATTTGGACGTGATGCTGAACGAGTCACCGCTTGACCTGCGTGGCTTGATTCCATTTGCCGCCAAGGATTATGGCGTGCTGTGTTTCCACCCAGTCACCACGGAACTGGACAAGTTGGACGAACAGGCCAAGGAAGTGGCTGCTGCGGCAGATTTGTCAGGGGAAAACTGGGTGGTGATTATGCCTAATAATGACCTTGGCCACTATCGCATTGAGGTGGCCTTCAGGCGCTTTCAGGGGTGCCGTTTTTACGTCCAGCACCACCTGCGATTTGAGAGCTTTTTATCTGTTTTGCAGAACGCCAAGTTTATGATGGGAAACAGCAGCGCAGGCGTGCGCGAAGCGCCGGCCTTTGGCGTGCCTTCCATAAACGTTGGGAGCCGGCAAAACGGCCGTTATAAATGCGAGGGCATTGCCGACGTGCCGGCAGAACGCGAGGCCATTATGGCAGCCCTTGCCAACCCACCAAAGGCAAAGCCCGATCATCATTTTGGCGAAGGAAAGGCAGCCCAAGGATTCATGGCGCGGCTGCGTGACGAAAAGTTCTGGAAAGTGCCGGTGCAAAAATGAAACACAAAGACGATATAACTGTCTGCTTTCAAAGTAGGCTGGAAAGTGAACGCATCCCAAACAAGATGCTGGAACCGTTTGCCGGCACCACGCTGTTTGATCTAGCCCTTGCGAGGCTGGAAATGGTGGACGCGCCGAATAAGTTCGTGAGTTGTCGCGGCTGGGAATTGGAACAAAGGGCAAGCAAGTTCAGTTTGCCGATATTCGAGCGCAGCGAACAATCCGCGCTTGAGGAAGAATGCTTGGCCACAATGTTCGAGTGGTGCCGTGAATACGTGCAAACCGAATGGGTTGCATGGTTCAACCCATGCCTGCCGATGCTGAAGGTTACGGCAATAAACGATTTCCTGACCGACTTCATGGCCTGCGAGGATGACGGCATGCTGGCGGCCGTGGAAACCAAGAATTACTTTTTTGAAGAAAGCGGCGAGCCAGTTGCGGCAGGCAGTGAAACCTTGAACACTAAAACGGCACCCATCCTGTACCGCGCGGCGCATGCCATTTATGCCACACGCACTGAGGACATCAAGGCAGGCAGGCTTTTCAGGGTGCCGCCAAAACTTTGGCCGATGCGTGACGATGAACAACTAATCGACATCGACTGGCCGTGGCAGTTCCGCATGGCTGAAGTCTACTTCGAGGCGCAATGCTGAACGTCTTCACCATCGTGCTGAATGGGCAGCCATTCATTGAGCGGCACCACTTGCAGCTTGAAAAGCTTTCCATTCCTTGGCGCTGGACGATTTGCGAAGGCCCAAGCAAAGCAATAAAGGACACTTCCCATTGCACCACCTTAACGGCCGACTGGTACGAACCCGATGGGCGCAGCGTGGATGGCACGGCAGAATATTTAAACATGCTCGAGCAGGAAGATTCGCGTTGCACCGTTCTACGTGAATCAATGTGGGAAGGAAAGACCGCGCAATGCAACGCAGCCCTTGCGACTTTCGACAGGGCAGGGGTTTTAATGCAAATTGATTCGGACGAATTGTGGACGGCAAGCCAATTGGCCACCGTTTACAGTGTACTGAAAAACAGCACAACGCACAACGCCGCCACCTTTTGGTGCCGTTATTACGTCGGCGCCGACTTGGTGCTTTCCACTGTTCCAGGCTACGCAAATAATCCAGCCTATGAGTGGCGCAGGGCGTGGCAGTTTCAGCCCGGTGATTTTTTCAAGACGCACGAACCGCCGGTTTTGCAGGGCAAGGAAAAGTATTTACCACAGGACACGATGGCGCGCCTTGGGTGCGTGTTTGACCACGCAAGTTATTGCACGCTCGAGCAGATGGAACTGAAAGCGGCCTTTTACAGTCACATGCCCAACCTGCTGGATGGTTGGCAGCGGATGCAATCAGCACTACCACCCTTTGATTTAAAGACCTATTTGCCGTGCTGCTACACCAGCAGCCAAGTGATAAGAACCCAAAACATACTACATCAATGAACATATATTTGTGCCACCCAAGCAGGGGCAGGCCGGACATGGCGGCCGACTGCATAAAAGACTGGAAAAGCAAGGCGCAGGCGCCCGATAAAATAAGGCACTTTCTTTCACTGGACGCAGACGACCCCACCAGAAGCCTTTACCCTGAAGCAGATGAAACCTTGATCAATGAAAACGCCGGCATGGTGCAGGCAATAAACAGGCTGCTGCCTTTGTGCGAAGATGAAAACGGCTTGCTGGTTACCCTTTACGATGACTTTAGCCCGCCCGAACGGTGGGACAGGTGGCTGGCTGGATTGATAAAAGCCAAAGGCGCCGGCGTTGTTTTCGTGGATTGCTGCAATCACCAGTTGCAAACCATCCAAATTGGCAGCGTTTCAGTTTTTAAAAGATGGGGCTACGTGTTGCACCCAGAGTATAAATCAATGTTTAGCGACAACGATTTTACTGAACACGCCACCACGGACGAAAGCACCACCGTGATCGATGCAAGGTTTGCCCTGCTTTTCGAGCATTCGCACCCAGTCATCACTGGACGTGACGAAGACATGGATGAAACTTACAGGCGCACCAATGCGCAAGACCGTTATGACCAAGGCGCCGCCATACTTGAAAAACGCCGCGCCAACAACTTTGCCGCATGATTGAAACTTGCGACACAGACTTGGCAGCGGCAGCCATTGGGTGTGGCTATGCCCTTGCCGAACCGGCAACCATACGCAAAGGCAATCGCGTGTTTTGGCGCATCGAAACGGATGAAGATTTGCAAACGAAGTTTTACGTTGGCGCCAAGGGTGATCTGGCTGTGGCCAAGCGTGTTTTGGATGCCAAAAAATACCTGCTTAGTAAGGTAAAAGGGAAGTTGACGAATCTGCCATAACTAAATGGCAGTAGTAAAACACAGTACAACCGCAGCATTCGGCATCGAGGCAAGCCCTTTGACCATAGGGGCAAACACTTTCGTGGCCGAATCAATGACCTTTTCACGTGTCGGCAATCGCGTAGATATAGCAGACAGCAATGGGGCAGTGACAGGTGTGGCCGTAGTTTCGGCCATCACCGAAGGTTCTTGCACCGTTCAGCTTGCGACTGAAACAACGCCGATTCCAACCGTTGGCGCCACCTTTGCGCTTTCCGGCACTCGTAATGATGGTACGTACATCATAACGAATTCCGAAACGGCCGATAGCCAAGGCGAGTTCAGCAAAGTTTCTTTAAACTTCTTTGCTTCCTTAGACTAAGGGCGCACGCAATGGCTCGCGACTGGGCAGAAGTCGCAGCGCAAATTGCGGCTAACAGGGTCAAAGACCGCGAGGCGCGCATCTGTGCCTTGCTTGGCGTTTGCGAAGATTGCGCCGGATTACCTGCCGACCCTTTGACCTTTAGAAAACTGTTGCTGCTAGAATACGCAGACAACAAGTTTATCACTGGTGGCGAAGTTACACCACAAGACGTGATCCAGTTGCTGTGGGTTATTTCGCCGCAGTATAGCAAAAGCCAGAAAAGCGCGCGTGCCTTTTCGCAAAAGATCGGCGGCATGGAAATGGAAGCCACGGTGGAATCCATTATTGAATGGGTGACCGGCCAATTGCGCGACCTGCCGAAAGGAAAGGCAACCGGCGAGGTTTCCGGCCGTGTTTGGCTTGCTCAATACGTTGACATTTTTGCCAGTGAATATGGGTGGACTGATGAAAAAATCATGGACACGCCACTACTGCGCCTGGGCGCCTACAAAAGCGAAATAGTGGCAAGGCTAAGTGGTGAAACCTACAAGGAACCAAGCGCAGCCAACGAGGACAGGATCAAGGGCGATTGGCTGCGGGAAATAAACAGGAACTAAAATGGCGAATTTGGGCATATTGGCAAAGCTTGGGGTTGATTCGACTTCCCTGAAAGCCGGCCTTGTTTCGGCCAAGAAAAGCGTTGCCGACTTTGCCAAAAGCGCCGGCGGCATGTTGCTTGGTTTAGCTGGGGCGGCAGGATTTGGGGCAGTGATTCGCAGTGCCATTTCCTTTGGTTCCACCATGTCAGACCTAGCAGACAGGACTGGCACCACCGTTGAAGAATTTGGCGCCTTGCGTGACATTGCAAGGGATGCCGGCGTGCAGCAATCAGTGCTGGAACGTGGCTTGCGAAACGTGGCGCTGCGAGCGCAAGAGGCAGTGGACGGTAATAAGGATTATGGCGAAGCCTTGGAACGGTTGGGCATCAATGCCAAAAAGTTCGTGGGCTTAAGCACGGCCGATAAGTTTGAAGCCATTGCCATTGCCGTTAATGACGCAAAAAACAAAAGCCAAGCTTTTGCAGATTCAGCGAAAATTCTTGGTGAAAAAGCTGGGCCACAGTTAACCGAAGTTTTGCGGCGCTTGAAAAGTGAAGGGCTGGACGAAATCAAAAAGGGTTTGATGGAAAGCGGCGCCATAATGGATGGCGAAACCGCAGCAGCCTTGGACGGTCTGGAAGATGACCTGCAACGATTCAAGGACACGGTGGTTATTACGTCCGGCAAACTGCTTACCAAGATGATGCCCACGCTGAAATCAGTGGCCGGCACCATTGGCAACTTGTTTAAAGCGATTGCGCCAACGGTTATAGTTTTAAGCAAGCTGGCCGCAATTGTGTTGGTGGTCAAAGGCACAATGATGGCTGCGACCGTAGCCGCAAAAGCATACGCGGCAGTTCAGCTTTTATTGACCAACGGATTGAAAAAGGCGCGTGCTGCAATGATTGCTTTCAATGCTGCCATGAGGGCCAACCCAATCGGCGCGGCAATTGCCGTAATTTTGGCTGCCGTGGCTGCCTACAAGTTGTTTTTTGGTGGCATGAGTAAAACCGAAAAAGCGGCCAACGCACTGAAAGACGAAATCGAAAGCCTTAAAGAAGAGCAAGAAAAGTATAAACAAGAAACCGAAGAAACCAAAAGCCGTGTCGATGCTCTGCGCAAGTCCATGCAGGAACTGCGCAAAGAGTATGAACAAGCGGACATGACCAACCCGGAAATCATCGAGCAGAACACTAAAGAGCTTAAGCAAAACAATTCCAAAATAGACACACTAAAAAAGCAGATCAAGGAACAGCAAAAACTGGCAGCTGAAGCAAAGATTACCCAGCAGGTTGCCAATGAGGCAGCCATTGCGCTTTTAAGGGCAGGTGAAGGCAGGGACGAAAAGGCTGTAATAATGAACTCGAAGGCTTATTTGCGAAGCGTTCGAGATTCCGAGAACGCCACCATAGACCTAAACAAAGCAGAGGCTGCGCACGTTGCACTGGTTGAAGAACTAACCGAACTGCAAAAGGAAAATCTGATCCTTGGCCAGAAAACGGAAACCCTGAAAAAAGAACATGCCGCCGACACGGCAGAGGCGAATGAAAAAAGCATCAAGTCGCAAAAGGAACTGGAAAGCATCTTACAGGATATCAACAAGGAACATAAACTAAGCAAAGACGCGCAGGCCAAACTTGCAGATGACGCTGAAAAGTTGCCGGAACTAATGAAGGAACAGGCACGCCTTGCGATGCTTGTAAAGGAAGGCCACAAATTAACCGTTTCCGAAAGTGAACAGTTGATTGCCCGCCAAAAGGAAATCTTGCGAATTCAGGGCGCAATGGCCGGCGAAGCGAAACGCCTAGCCGACATTGAAAGCCAGCGAGTCAAAGACCTTCAAAATGACTTGAAGGTGGCGCGGCAAGATGAACTGAATATGGTCAGGAACTTAGTTGGCGAACTGCGCAACGCCGCCAATGAAGAAGAAAGAAAAGCGAAGGCCGCCAAGGATGCCGCCCAGGCTAAAGAAAAAGAAGTGGCCGACCTACGCAAAGAGTTGGCCGGCGCCGAAAAGGGTTTAGACCCTTTCCGCAAGTTCTTTGCCGTTGACCCCAATTTGCGTGGTGGTGGTGGTGGCGTGCGCGCCAACACTGCTGCAATGGCTCGCGAATTTCGCAAACTTAGGCGCGAAGGTGACTTGCCGGAAATCTTGGACGCAGAGGGAAAAGGCACCGGCAAGCGTGTTAGGACACTGCGCGAATTTCAGGAACACATCATTGCGCAGGCCAAGGCAGCCAAAAAGCAAAGGGATGATATAGTGGCGCGAGGCAAGGCCGCAAAGGCTGAAGCCGCAAAGCTGCGAGCCGACCAGAAAGCCCATGAAGAAAAGTTGGCTGGTATAAAAGAAAAGGTGCAGAAAAAGGAACGCGCCATTTTAAAGATGCGCGAAAAGTTGCAAGACAAGGAACTGCGGAATTTGAAAGAACTACGGAAGGCGCGCAAGGATTTGGAAAACGTTTTGAAGCAGGCAGAAAAGGGTGTGAACGTTGTTGTTCGCGGCCAGCAATTCGGCAAGCCGGCAGCCGGCCAAGTGGTGGCAGTGAACGTGCCGAAACCTGTGGTAACGGTTCAAGGTGATAACAACTTCCGCGATGACATTGCAAGCGAAGCCACGGCCAGACGAACGGCAGAGGCGCTTGAAGGTAAATTTGTAAATCAATAAACATCATGGCCACACCAGTATATTCAAACATAGGAGCGACCGCGATAAGGACAGGCGCGCCCAAGACGCGCTTGCCTTTCCAAAGTCACAACAGTTGCCAAATTGTTGATGAAGATTACGTGCAGAAAAGCAGCGCATTTTCCAACGCCGCGCGGCTAAGTTCCAGCGCCCTGCCAACGGCCAGCGTGGCCTTGGATGGGTCAGGACACTTGGATAGTATAACCATAACCAGCGCCGGCAGTGGTTACACCAGTCCACCAAGTATTACGGTAAATGGTGACGGCGCAGCGGCCGTGGTCAGCGCGGTCTTGGAAGGTGACAAACTATCAAGCATTGCCATCACCAATGCTGGCAATAGCTACACAACGGCCACGCTAACCATTGCCGCGCCCACTTCCAGCAAGGCGTGGTTGAGGTCAGACACAAACCCTGACGCAATCCTAGTGGCTGAAAGCGGCACCACCGGCATTGGTTGCGGCCTGCTTAAATTTACGCGCACTTTTTCGGAAATACCACCGCAGCGAATTGAGTATGAGCAAGTTTCATATCAGCAGCCTGCCCTTTATTCCACTGCATCAGTTGAGTCTAAGCCGGGTTTTACGGCACTGACTTTAGCCAAAGTAACTTATGATTATTTCTTAACGGCCACCGTGACCGACATACCGCTGGCCACAGCCACGCAAGTGACTGAAAAAACGCCCACGGTCATGAACAGTGTCGGCGGCAACGTCGTTCTTGCTAATGATGATTCTTTAAGCCGCTGGATGGGTGACATCTGGGAACGCAAAAAAGTTGAGGTGACCATTCAGTCAGCATGAGCCTAAGCCCTAATTTAAAGTTCAGCGCGGCCGAAAGCTTTTCGCCTGGGACTTTCCCCACCTTTTTGGAATCGGAACAGGCGCAAAAGGTGCGCAATTTCATTATGGCTTTCGACAAGTTCACCTTTGCCCTTGCCCCAGAGGGCAACAGCAAGACCTTGGAAAATAAGCTTTTGGTTTCTGAAAATGGGGCGATTTTGCAGCTGGGTTACGAGGAAAAGATTATTGAAATCTGCGAAACCGGCACAGTTGCCACCTACAAAATGTTAGTCAAAAGGGTCTGATGGCCTATTTGCGCGGCGCAGATTGTGGCGATTGTTCCAACCCCAGCCCATGCGGCTGCTGCGGCACAATTGTAGTGGTAGATGATACCGGCGGCACCGTGGACTTTTCCGGCACCTATTACCGTGATGGCAGTTATGAGGACGAAGAAGGCACAAGCGCGCCCAAGTGGACACGCACCAGCCCAAGCACGGCCTACATACACCGGCAGGTTGAGTGGTGGACTATATCCACCGTGCTAGGCGAGTATGATCCCGGCCACACGCAATCAGAAACCGGCGAAATATCAGATTGCCCCACAGATTTAATCGAAGGCGAAGGCTTCTGGTATGATCCATCGAGGGAAGTGACTGTGGAATGCGCCTAATATTTCATGCCAAGCAACTGGCTGCCCTAGATCGAAAAGCGCAGGGCATTGCATCTGAAATCAAGGCCAAGGGTGAAAGCAGGGGCAGCATGGTTTTCATTGACCGCAAAATTTACCGCGAAACAAGGCGCAAACATGGCCTGCCAGTCGGATTGGGTGACACGATTGCAAAGGCAACCAAGGCAGTGGGAATTAAACCCTGCAAAGGCTGCCGCAAAAGACAGGCGAAATTAAACAGGCTTGTGCCGTATTGACCTTGCACCCTTTGACAAATGGCCGCGCCAGATATTCCAACAATTTACGACTTCGAAGGTGCCTTTGAAACATTGGCGAAAACCTTTCTGCAAGATGCCTTGACCCCAACGGTTACGGTAAACACTACCTTTAGTCAGGACAACCTTGACACGCCGCGCATAGATTTGCGTTTTGAGGTTGGCGAAGCCCAGCCCGAAACCCTGCCCTTTGCAAACGTTGCCGGCGATACAGAAGAACACGTGGCTTATTCTGCGATTCTCGTTGCCGACGTTGTGACCGACAACGAATTTGACACGCAGGCAACGCATCGAAGCTTGCGCGCGCAGGTGCGCGATATATTCAGAAGGAACGGCAGCAACTGGACAACGGCCAGCTTGCCCTACCACGAATTTCGCCACATCCGGCCAAGTGGCACCGGCTACAGTACTGACGGCAACCTGCAAAGCAGCGAACTGAGGTTTGACCTGACTTTCAACATTAGGTCAGACGCTTTCCCATCTTGACGAAAGCGGCTTTAGTACCATGCCAAGACCCATAAATCATTCCACGCTTTTAAACGCTTCAACGGCCACGGTAAGCACCGCAAGCGCCACCTTTGTCGAAGCCAGAAACCAGCTTTACCACACCTTTTGCATTACGACTGGCGGCACTGTGTCAGGCACTTTGAGTGTCTTGCATAAAACGCCAAACGGCAACAGTGCAGCCATCCACGAAGAAGCCTTGACCACGGCCACCACTAAATTCGTTTTTCTGACCGGCCAGCTTGAGCAAGTAGGCGTGGCAGTGCCGACTTATTCCACCGGCACTTTCGGGGTTGAGTACTACGCAGGCTGTTAGCCATGACCGTAACGGCCAACAGCGCAGGGGCCGCCAACCAATCGGTCACGGCCAACGCTGGCGAAGCCGCTGCCAGCGTTACTATTTTGGAACAAGGGCGTGTTGGTGGCGTTGGTGACATAGGACGCGGCGCAGGGAAGGCATTAGCAGGTGCTGTTAGCGTTTCCTACGATGAAGACGCGCAGACATATTTTGACGCGCTTGAGGCCGCGAGCGGATGGTCAGAGCCAGCGGATTACGCAGACAAGAAAACCGCTATTTCAGATTATTTCACCAACCTTAAAGCAGATAACAACTTTACC